GGAAACTTTCAGTAATTTTAACGAAACCCTTTTGAGTTTGATATTTATATAGGTAGAAAATAAAGAAAACTTAAACAAGGTTTTACTTTTTAGACTTAATAATTGCGATTATTAGTGATTAGTAAATGGGGTGAGTGAATTTATTTTAATTATATTTTATAAAAAATAATAGGATTTAATATGAATTCAATTAAAGAATTGGTTAAAAAACATTTTAACCTAATTGAAAAACAATCCTTTATGACAATTAAGACCGCAGACGGCGCACTCACATTAGAATATGATGGTGAAGCACTTGCTGAAGGTCTTGCAATTTTTGTTGTAACGGAAGATGGCAATGTCGCTGCACCTGATGGAGAGCATATGCTTGAAGGTGGAGTAACTATCCGCACAAAAGATGGTAAAATTGAAGCAATCATGGAAACTGCAATGGCTGTGGCCGATGTGGTAGAAGAGAAAATGGCAGAAGCAACTCCTGAAGAGGTAGTTACTGAAGTCGCTGATACAGTTAAAGAGGTAATTTCAGAAGAAGTTATTTCTGCTGTAACTGAAGCTGTTGCTGATGTTGTAGGCGAAATGATGAAAAAAATGGAAGAGAAGATGGTTAAGCATGATGAAAAAATGACTGCTTTAGAATCTAAATTCAATTCTTTCTCAGCTGCTCCTGCTGCCGAAAAGACTATCGTAGGTCACCCCTCAACTCGTACTGAATTTTCTAAATCATTAAATCAAGATTTAGTTGATAAATTCATTGCGATTAAAAATAAAAAAACTAATAACTAAAAAGGAAAAATATGGGATTTAATGTAGCTGCATTGTCAGACTTTAGCAACCAAACCGCCGGCGAATTGATGGTAAAATCTATCATGGTCGGTTCAACAATTGAATACGTCACTGTAAAAGAGGGCGTTAAATACAAAGAGCCAGTCAACTTGTTTGAAGTTGATTTGCAAATCGTAGACGGATACGGATGTGTAACATCTGCAGCCGGTACTGCTTCTTTCACCCAGCGTGACCTTGAAGTTTGCCAATTATCATCATTTGATGGTCTTTGCTTACGCAACCTTGACAAGAAGTACCTTGGTGTTCTTCAGCCTGAAGGTTCATACAACGAGACATTTACTCTTGTAACTGAATACGCTGACCAAATCGTTCGTGGTTTCCAAAAGAACAACGACAATTTCATTTGGACTGCTAACACCGCTTCAGGCGCTTGTTCAAACGGATTGAATCAAATCCTTTCTTCAGCCACTACTGGCGTTGTAATTCCTAACTCAATCACAGGTTCTGCTGTTACTTCAGCTAACATCCTTACAACGATTGATACAATGTTAGAGAACCTTGCTAATGATGTTCAAGATAGAGAAGACTTAACTGTATTCATGTCAATCGCAAACTTTAGAAAGTATGTTGTTGCTCTTCGTACGTTAAACAACTTCTACTACGACCCATCTTCAGTTGAGAATCGTTTAAACACTATGGCTATGACATATCCATTCGTTCAAAACTTAACTGTTGTTGGAACAATCGGTCTTGCCGGTTCAGACCGTTTGGTTATGGGACCTGCTAAGCAAATCGTAGTTGGTGTTGACCTATTGTCGGATGTATCTAACTTCCAACTTTGGTACGATATCAATGGCGACCAGTTGAAGCACCGCGTTGTAACAAAGCTTGGAGTACAGGTAGCTTATCCTGAATTCTGGGTTAGTAACAACAGAGCGTAATTGTTGAATAAAAATAAAAAAGGACAAAAATGAGTACTACATGCGATATTGTTTCAGGGTTTACCCTGGGCTGCCGTGATAACACCGGTGGTTTAAAAAACATTTACATTTTGTCCGGCAGTATTAGTTCAACAGGTGGCACTGAAGGTTTGATTTCAACCATTACTGGTTCAGGAACTTTCTACAAATTTGAGTTGAATCGTCAAACAGGTGATTTCACCGAGACAATCAACACATCAGTAGAAAACGGAACTGTATTTTACGAACAAACCGTCAACGCGCCCTTCCACAAATTGCAATCTTCCACAAGAAACCAAGTCAAAACATTAGCTAGAAACCCAGATATCACAATGATTGTTGAAACAAACAATTCAGAGGGTGGTACTGTGTTCTTCTTACTTGGACAAACTCGTGGACTTTCATTAAGTGGTGGACAAGCACAAACCGGAACGGCTTTCGGTGATTTACAAGGATATACTTTGACCTTCGTTGGTCAAGAGCCAGACCCAGCAAGCGCCCTTTCGGGTTCTTCGTTGGCTGGTGTCCTTTCAGGAATCACTGTAGGTTAATTTTTATATAATAGTAGTGGGGAGTTGTGGTTTTCGCAGCTCCCTAACTACTATTTTTTTTGGATATACTAAATGATTTATTTATACGCATCTTCCTCAAATAACATCACCTTTATACCCTCTTCCTCAATTTCATCAGGAGAGAGTGTAAGGGCTTTATTTGTTGATGGGTATACCGAAGATGAATCATCTTTTACATTCCCAGCTACATCATCAGGAAATTGGGTAAAAGGTAAAATTACACTTCCCACAGACCTTTCACTTGAAGGTGGAACATATGATGTTACCTTTCAAACTATTGTAGGGGGTGTTGTTCAAGTTTGGGGAACATCAACTCAAGTATACGGAACATCTAATGTAGTATGGTCATTAGGAACAATAGATACATTTATCAACCAAGCGACTACAAAGGCATATGTTTCAGAGAGTGTTCCAAGAAGTGAATTTTCTTCTACTAATGAAAATGCGGCTTATATAGTTTTTAACGGATAATATTATGGAAGAATTAAAAAAACATAAATTTAGTATCATACCCAAGTATGGTGAATTCTACTACCCTGATGGGTATGTGTTTGAAGATGACAAGGGTGATATTGTTTATTTTGGAGAGAACAATAAGTTCCCACAACAACTCATTGAACTCTATCAAAGGTCTTCAGTAAATGGCACGGCTATAAACGCTAAACACCAAGCCGTGGTTGGACAAGGATTAACAGGCATTGATGAATCTCTTTTAGAGAGAATAAACAAAGATGGTGAATCTTGGAATGATATTTTCAATAAGATAGCACTTGATAGAGTTATTTTTGGTGGGTTCGCATTAGAGATTATATGGAGTAACGATAGAACTAAAATTGCAGAAATTTACCATGTTGATTTCTCTTACATCAGAGCACACAAATCAGACCATAGAGGTCATGTGCCGGGCTATTATGTTTCAAAATACTTTGGTAAAAGAGTTGGTGTAGTTCCATTCAAAAAAGATATTCCTTATTTACCAACATTCAGTAAGGTAGATAGAACGGCTCCAAGTCAATTATTATACTTTAAACCTTATACTGCTGGTTTAGAGTATTACCCTTTGCCTGATTACATGGGTGCATTTAAAACAATTCAGTTAGATGCTGAAGTGGATAATTTCCATACAAACAACATTAAAAACGGATTAGCTCCTTCTTTAGCCATCACAACATTTACTGATGCAAACGAAGAAGAAAGAGAATCAATTGAAAGACAATTAAGAGCTGCTTACGCAGGTTCAGATAACGCAGGTTCATTGATGTATATGGATGTTGCATCACCCGACCAAGCCCCCATAATTACTCCAATACCACAAAATGGTGCTGATGGTTATTACACTACGATAAACGATATGGTAACACAAAAAATCCTAACAGGTCATAGAATTACCTCACCTATGTTGTTGGGTATCAAAACCGAAGGTCAACTTGGTGGTAGGCAAGAATTGTTAGACGCATACGCACACTTCTTAACCACCGTGATTTATCCCATGCAATCAGACATCCTAAAAACTTTTGAAATGTTATTCAAAGTAAATGGTATTGATACAGTTCTTGGTGTAGAACAAATAAGATTATTTGAAGATGGTACTCAAGAGGTTGATGTTGTAACATCAGTAGAAGCAGAATCAGGTGAAAATTTAATTTTAGAAGAAAAATCTCAAGGAGGAATCTAATGGTAACTACCCTATTTATCAGCGAAAACAAACTAAAAGCATTTTCTGATTTAAACCAATCAGTTGATGCTGATTTGTTAAAGAACGCAATTAGAGAAGCTCAAGATATTCATATCCAACAATACATTGGATATACCCTCTATCAGAAATTGATTAGTGATGTGAATAATAACACATTGACTGGAAATTATCTTACCTTAATGACAGGCTATATTCAAGATACATTACTTTATTGGTCTTATTACGAAGCCCTTGAAGGCATTTGGTTAAGACCTCGTAATAACGGATTGCTTATCCCACAAGGAGGTTCAGAAGCCCAACCTGCTGATATTAGAATCTACGATAAGAAAAGAGATTCAGTTAGAAACAAAGCTGAGTGGTATGCAGAAAGATTGGTTGGATATTTGATTGATAATGCTTCAGATATGTTTCCTGAATTTGGAACCGAACAAGGTATGGAAATATTCCCTGACCAACGCACTGCGTTTAACTCACCCTTTGTAACAAAGCGTAGTTATTTAGATGATATGAAAAAACTTGGTATCAAAGTTACTGATTCACGATACAAATATTTACCACAATAAGGAACCCATATGGCAAATTTTAATCTTACTACACAAGAACTAAAAGATACTTACGAGCAATTAGTTCAAGTATCAGGCTCTGCGCTTGTAAATGGAACAGGTTCGTTAGTAAACGCATTTGATTATCCATCTAATTCTTCATATAACACATTTAGTTCTTCAGTAGCTGTAGTTTTAGATACCATTGTGGCTGGTTCGGGTTCTGCTGATTGGAATTTAATTACCAACATACCCGCAGGATTAGTTAGTGGTTCATCACAAATAAACCTATCTCTTGCATTTGGAACATCATCTCAAGCAATATCTTCATCTTATGCTACAAATGCATCAACGGCTGATTTTACTGTATTAGCTGATGCTGCTAATGAATCAACTTTAGTAAATGTTCTTTCTACATCAACAAATCA